TCAGACCGCCGAGGGAGGATGATGATGTCGGACTACCTGCAAGTGCTGGCTTGCTAATGCCCTTCTCCTTGCCCTGCTTTGCTTCTTCCTGTGCGAGGTTCTTTGCCCAGTTGCCCTTCACACCACCTGCGAGCTTGACGGTATTCTGTACGAGTGTCTTGTTGCTGTTGGCACCCATAAGGCCCTTCACTCCTTGCTTGGCATCGTTGATGGCACCGTCGATGTCTCCTTTGAACAGCTTGCTGATGGCAGAACCTATCTTGCCGAGTCCTCCGAGTAGTTCAGTGATGCGGTTGATGACGTAGTCCTTGATGATGTTGCCGAACCCCTTCATCGTGTCCCACACAGTGAGAACCACGGCACGGAATCCTGCAAACTCGTTCCAGCAGTACATGACCGCTGCCACGAGAGCTGCAATGCCGATGATGACAAGTCCTATAGGGTTGGCATCCATTGCTATGTTGACGAGCCACTGCATTGCTGCCCACGCTTTCAGGGCACCGCCCACTGCCCACACTGCGATGTTGTAGGCATTGAGTACTCCGATGGCGATACCCACCACGGCACCCACATAGGCTATCTCTGTCTTGAAGCGTATGAGGAAGTCAACGAGAGCCATCACTCCGTCGATGACCTTGAGTATTACAGGCTGAAGCTTCTGGAACAGACTGACTGCTCCTTGCTGGATATTGCCTAACAATGTGCTCCACTTTCCGCTCACCGTGTCGGCCAGCTTCTCGTTCATGCCGTAGAACTTGCCACCCTCGCTTGTGGCGTGCTCAATGGCTGCTGCCACCATGTCGGCACTGACTTGTCCCTTCGACATCATGTCCTGCAGTTCGGCATACGTCTTGCCGGTCATCTCCTGCAGTTCCTGGAGAGGATTGAAGCCCTGGTTGATGAACTGGAGGAGATCCTGACCCATCAGTTTGCCTGCACTCTGCACCTGACCGAACACGAGAGAGAGAGACGTGAGCCTGTTCTTGTCACCTGCTGCTATGTCTCCCAGCTGTCGGAGGTAACCGTTCACCTTCTCTGTCTCCACGCCGAACGAGAGCATCGTCCTGGCGTTGTCCACGAGGTCAAGGTTGGAAAATGGAGTCTTGGCAGCAAAGTCGTTGATGTCGGCAAGCACCTTGGCAGCCTCTGTCTCTGATCCTACGAGGTTTGTGAATGCCACGCTCGTCTGCTCTGCCTGTGCACCCAGAGCCGTCACTGCGCCCACGCCAGCACCGATGATGGCGTATGGGTTCATGAGGAACTGCATGCCGGGGATGGACATGAGCGACGACTTGAAGTTGTTCAGGGAGAAAGCATCCTTCAGAGCTGTGCCCACACGCTGTGCGCCACGCTCCACACGGTCAAGTTCGCCCTGCGCCCTTGATGCTGCCGTGCTGATACCTTGTGCGTCAGCCTTCAGTTTGACCAGAAATTCAACGATGCTTGCCATATTGCGTTGCCTCCTGCTTGAGTATTTCGTTAGTGTACTTGATTGTCAGTGCCCACTCTTCGTCACCCAGTGAGCGCGGGTCTATGGTGAGGTTGCGTCTCAGATACGTGTCGTAGTACAGGATGTCGTTGCCGTTGAAGTCGGAAGCGACCCCGGCATCCGTTACAACTTTTTTAACTCAGCCTCCTTGACCTCTACGAGGGTGTTGAGCTTTGCCACTGCTGCGAGGAACATGGCATCGTCCTCACGTATCTCTTCGTCACCGCCGAGCCAGCAGTTGTTGAGGAGGAACTCGCCCATCTTGATTGGGTCGCCCTGCTGAGTGAATGCTGCAGAGAGTATCTGGCGTGTCGGTTTGCGCACGTAGCACGTCTTGTCCTCAATGCTGATGGAGAACACGGCACCGTGTTCCTTCTTCCATGCTGCTATCTGAGCGGTCATGTCTGTTGTCTTCGTTCTTGCCATAGTTGTTACGTTTTTTAGGTTTGTTCAGCGGATGAACAGTGATTGAACACCCGCTGAACGGTGTTTGAATTCCGTTTGAACGGTCTGATCACATTTCAATGACATCATCCGGAGGTGTCGGAGTGTCGCCGTTGCCGGCTGTCTCCTCGTCGTTCTTGTCCGTTGATTCATTCTTCTTTTCCCATGAGAGGTCGGCTGCCTTGATTGCACCGTCAATCTCTGCAGATGGTGCGTAATATACCCTTGGCTGAACCTCTGCGAGTGTCACATCTTCGGCGGTCTCGTGCCACTTACTCTTGGCACTTGGATAGAGCTTGCCGAGCTGACCGAGGTCCACGATGTGACCGTTCTTGAGTGCCGTCACGATGCTCTCCACGAACAACATGCTTGCTGCGGTCACCTCTGCCTTGTGTACTGTAGTGTTCTTTGATGCGTCCTCCACTATGTCGGCAAACGACTTCACACCGTTGCTGACCACACGAGCTGCATATCCGCTCTTCTTGCTTGAAGGATTTACTGTCTTTACTCTTCTTATTTTAAGTTTCATTTTCTTTGTTGTTTAGCGTCAGTTGTTATGTTGACGCACGTCGATGTGCTTACCGACGCGCGTCAGTCGGGTTTTTACTTCTTTGTGCGGTCGAGGAAGATGATCGGCAATGTCTTTGCCTGGAACTTGTCGCCCTGCGCCCACTGTGTTGCGTCCTCGGTGAACTCAACACCCTTGAGCACGTCAATGACGATTACGTCACCCTTTGACGGATTGCCGTACTGCACTATCATGTCAAAGCTTGCATCCAGGATGTCACCGCCACATGCTGCGCGGAGTGCCTCATACTCGCCCTGGAGCAGTGTCACCTCGCCCTCGTACGACTTGTTGCCACGCTGCACCGACATAGGCTTGTTACCCTTGCCATAGACGGCTTCCTTCTCCTGCTTGGTGGTGTACTTGACACCCTGGATGCCTGTCAGAGGTCTGCCTGCGAGTACCACGCTGACATCACTCCATTCGTATTCTCGTGAATTGAACTGCATAATCAGCCATGTTAATTGTTAATTGTTAGTTGGAAGTCGCCGTGAATCCTAACTGTACGTTGATGTATCTCGCATAACCGAACGGACGGACAGCGATGCTCACGTTCAGACGGCTTGTGCTTACCACGTTCTGGTTAGGGTCGATGAACACCTTAGCACCGTCACCGTTGACAGTTGAGAGCTCACCGTTGGCTGTCATGTTACGGTTGAGGGCGCTGAGCACCATCTCCTCCCATGATGCGATGACTGCACGCTGGATGGTGCCGTCCTCCTCGATAGGGAGCTCACCGATGAGTACGTCAAGGAGAGCGTCGTAGGCAATGCGGTAGGCCTTGTCCACGGTACGACGTGCTGTGAGGTGACTGTAGTCGTCTGTTGGCTTGCAAGCCATGTTGTCGTCCGTGAAGAAATAGCCTGAACGTCCTGTGTAGGTACGTGGCACGATGTAGCCCTTGTCGTAGGCATCAGCAATGACCGTGTCGGCTGAGCCTGCATCCGTAGTACCGATGTAGAAGTGCTCTGTCTTCAATGCTCCGTCAGCCACACGGCCTATGTTCCTCTGTACTGCACACTGGCTCAGTCTGCCACCGAGCACTCCGAGTGCTGCACCGTCACTACCGCTTGTAGTGTCGCCGAGGAGGATGGCAACACGGTTTGTCGCGTTGAGGGCAAACGACTTGAGCGTCTTGCTTGCATCGTAGCCCTGTCCCTCGAGTACCACGAAGATAGGAGCGTACATCGTTGTTGTTACCCACTCTGCAAGCGTCTGAGCGTCTGCCACGGCATCAATGACACCGCTGTCAATGCCATCGTCAGAGTCTGAGCCGGAAGGCTTCGCCAGTCCTCCCACGAGAAGACCACGGATTGCGCCGCTTTGCGATGCGAGGAGGTGGCGAGCCGTTCCTGCCGTTCCGTCTGTAGCGTCCAGAACGTCCTCCATCGTTGATGTGCCTGCCACACCGTAGATGATGAACTTTGTGCCGGCTGGTGCTTCGCCGTAGAACTCTGTCACGTGCTTGTAGAGCGTGGCATTGTTTACTGACGTGATGCCGAGAGTCGTGAGGTCATCCGCAGATGTGAGGACGTAAGGCTTATTCAGGGCGAATGTCGTACTGACTGCCGTTGCTCCCACGATGAGGGCAAGGAGACCGTCCTCCGGTGTCTGCTGTATGCCGAGCTGTCCGTTCAGATACTGTATGTTAATCTTTGGAATCATAATATGAGTCACGGCCCCCTCCCTGCCTCCCCGTGGGGGAGGAGAGGGATGTTACACCTTTGCGGAGGGTATGCCGTTTTAACTTTTAATTTTTAATTTTTAATTTTTAACTGCGATGGCCTTCGGCCTCGCTTACACTCCAGTGTCCTCAATGATGAGGCGCACGCCCTTCTTGTCGTAACGGCGGTACTTGCCACCCACACGGAGGAGGAATGACATGAGGTCGCCGTAGTAGAGAGGGTTGTTGGCGTCAGTGAACATCTTGAGGTCTCCGAGAGCACGGCTCACACAGCCCTTCTGCCATGCGATGCCCGCTGCAAGCTCTGTGGCTGCTGCTGTGCCTGTGTCCCAGCGGATGATGGCGCTATAGTCATTCTTGACACGGAGAACCTGAGAGCGCTCGAGGATATTGAATCCGAACAACTGACCCACGAGACCCTTCTTCGCGTCTGCTGCTGCCTGGAATGCTGCGAGCTCTGTGCCTGTGAGGTCTGCGATGAGATCCTGATACATCACTGAGTCGAGGAGGAGATAACGGTCTGTCTTTGGCACGTTGTCCTGATTGAACTGTGTGCAGAGAGCCTGTACATCTGCCTTGGTAATCTTCTTACGGTTACCGCTTGCTGTGCTTGATGTGTGGGCTGTACGGTTTGAACCTGATGTGAGCGTGTACTTGGTGATGATTGCCCAGTTATAGATGAGGTTCTGATGAGCTGCCTCCTGAAGGGCTGCCTTGTCGTTGGCGATGATTGACTGACGCTTGTTGTAGCAGAGCTCAGTCATCTCAAGGTCGGTAATGTGACGAGGGTCAGTTGTCAACTCGTCAATTTCGTACTCAAGGTCTTGGTCGCCAGTCTGACGTGCTGCAGTGCCTGGGAACGTACTGCGGTTTGTCTCCACGTTACTTGGTGCTCCAGCGTTAGGCACGTGCACCTTGTGTGCGTTGACGAACTCGGAGTCGTCGATTGAATACTGGGCGAAACTGTCGTCTGGGAAGAAACCATCGACGATGTCCTTCTTCCAGACCTCAATGTTTAATGCCATGTCTGTCTGATGTTTTTAATGGGTTAATAATTATGACACGTAATCTACGCCGAACTGTGCCTTGTACTTCTGACAGAACACTGCGAAGTTCTTAGCCTTCAACTCAGGGAGCTTGCCTGCCTTGTCGAGCTCGTCCCACTTCATTGTCACGAGGCTCTCGTCTGCCTGACCTCCTTCGTTGATGAAGTCCTTGGCACGCTGTGATGGCTTAGCCTGTACCGGTTGCAATGCTGCGATGAGGGCAGTAGCGTTCTCTCTATCGCTCTTGAGGAGTGCGAGGAATGTAGGCTTCTGTGCCTCTGCAATGCGTCCGTCCTTGATGGCTGAGTCCACGAGGGCTTCGTCTGCGCTTGCCATGAGGGTGGCGTTCTCCTTGCGGAGGTCTTCCACATCCTTACGGAGACCGGCGATGGTCTTCTGTGCCGCGTTGAGGTTCTGTAACTGTGTGATGACACCGTCCTCTGATACCGAGTTGTCGATACCGAAGAGGAACTTCACTTTGTCAATAAAATCCATCTTGCTTTTCTGATGATTTGTGCCTTCGGCTTGCGCCTCCAGCTGGTTATTAAAATAGTTGTAAATCTCGTCCGTGGTATTGAGTGCCTTGGCTGGAGCTTCCGTCTCGAAGAGTCCGTCAGCAAGTCCCATCTCTACTGCTTCCTGTGCCGTGAGCCAGTGGTCAGTACCGTCGAAGTACTTGTCTGCAACTTCCTTCTCTGTCATCTTGCACCTCTTGGCTATCATTCCGGCTACGCTGGTCTGTATGCTCTCCATCACCTTTGCGGTCTCCTTGAGAGCCTTGACTCCTCCGTAAGCACCGCCGCTTACCTGATGAAGCATCAGACGTGAGTATGGCGACATGTAGAGAGGACGACCGCAGAGGGCAATGACACCGGCGATACTCGCCGCAAGACCTGTTACATATATAGTGATGTCTGCCTTGCTGTAGCGGAGGGCGTTGTATATCGCCATGCCGGAGAACACCTCACCTCCCTTGGAGTTGATGAAGACGTTTATCTTCTTGTTTGTCTTCTCCAGTTCCGCAACCCTTGGCGCAACCATTGCCGAATCGACTGCACAGCCTTCACCTACGTTACCATATAGGAAGAGTGTTGCCGCTCCATCAGCGCCAGGCACTGCGTTGTAAAATATCTTTCTGTTCATGCGTTTTTTGCTTTTGCTGACACAAAGTTACGGTGGTTTTTCCCGATTTCCAAATGCTGTTTTCATGGTATGCTTACGTACGCATGTTGTTGATTTTCGGAGTTTCACCGTCATAATTGGGTTTGTGTTTGCGCTCCGTATATAGTATCTTTGCAGTACAATTTCAACATAACAAAAACAATCGCTTATGCAATCATTCTCAATCCTTATTCTGGTGCTCATCGTCATGGCTCTTGTCTTCGGCATGACTCACCAGCTCATCAGTGACTCATCACCGTCCGACGGCCGTCGCCACCGTTCCGCATCCGGAGCGTCCGCTTCGGCTCCCGACAAGAAGATGTATGGTCTCTACCTGTTATATACAGGCCTCGCACGCATCAACCGTATCAAGAACTCAATCCGTAAGGCTCATGGCAACAGCTGCAAGTAACATCAACAAGAAGGAGATAGCCAAGGCTCTCTACCTCTCGGGCCAATACACTCAGGAGGAACTTGCCGACAAGGTGGGCGTGACACGTCAGACCATATCCCGATGGATGACCTCGGAAGGGTGGGAGGACATCAAGGCAGCCGTCACGGTATCGTCTGCCCATATCCTCGCATCGCTCAAGCGTCAGATAATGGAGATAAACAAGACCATCGAGTCACGTCCTCCAGGCGAACGCTTTGCCACTCCTGCCGAAGCCGACACCCTCGGCAAGCTTGCCAAGGCTATCGAGCGCCTCGACATCGAGACCGGCATCGTGAAGATAGTCGATGTAGGCATCAAGTTCACCAACTGGCTACGTCAGCGTGACATCGACGAGGCAAAGCACGTCAACATCCTCTATGACGAATTCATAAAGAACAGTACAAAGTAATGAAACAGGAAGAAAAACTCGCTCTTGCCCGATGGCAGGAACATCACAAGGCGCTTGCATCCGACGTGCCCGTGGAGGACTACCTCTCGCCCTACGAGCTGGACAAGAAGCGTGAATGGCTGGAGGCTCACCCTGTGGAATGGATCAGGTACTTCTTTCCGAAGTATGCCAGGTACGAGTTCGCACCGTTCCACATCAAGGCTATCAACCGCATCATAGAGCACGACGAATGGTATGAGGTCCTGTCATGGAGCCGTGAGCTTGCCAAATCTACCGTGTGCATGTTCATCATCATGTACCTCGTCCTCACCAGACGCAAGAAGTTCGTGCTCCTCACCTCTGCCACCATTGATGCCGCCAAGCGTCTGCTCCTGCCTTACAAGGTCAACTTCGAGAGCAACCCACGCATCAAGCAGTTCTACGGCAAGCAGGTGGTACTCGGTCAGTGGACGGACGGAGAGTTCGCCACCAAGTGCGGTGCCAAGTTCGTGGCTGTCGGTGCTGGTTCTGCCCCTCGTGGAGCTCGTAACGAGGAGATACGTCCTGACATCATCGTATGCGACGACTACGACACTGATGAGGACTGCCGAAACCCTGAGACGCTCAAGAAGAAGTGGGAATGGTTTGAGGGTGCGCTCTATCCTACGCGCTCCATCTCAGAACCTACGCTCATCCTCTGGTGCGGTAACATCATAGCCAAGGACTGTTGCATCAAGCGTGCCGGAGAGAAGGCAAAGCACTGGGACATCGTGAATATCCGTGACAAGAACGGAAAGAGCACATGGCCCGCCAAGAACACGGAGGAGCAGATTGACACCGTACTCGGCAACATCTCCGAGAGAGCTGCACAGGCAGAGTACTTCAACAATCCGGTGAGCGAGGGTGTCATATTCAAGAACCTCCCGTTCGGTAAGATACCAGCTCTCTCTAAGTTTAAGTTCCTCGTAGCGTACGGCGACCCTGCATACTCAGACAGCAAGAAGAAACAGTCATCCACCAAGGGACTGTGGCTCTGTGGCAAGCTCAACGGCAAGTTCTACATCATCAAGGGCTATCTGGCACGTGAACTCAATGCCAACTTCATCGACTGGTACTTCGACATCAACAAGTACGTAGGTGGCAAGACCTCCGTGTACTATTATATGGAGAACAACAAACTGCAGGATCCGTTCTTCAACCAGGTATTCAAACCTCTCCTCTATGAGGCTAACAAGAAGCGCAATACCACTCTCGTCATAACGGGCGATGAGCGCCGTAAGACCGACAAGGCCACACGTATAGAGGCGAACCTCGAGCCCGTTGACCGTAACGGTATGTGGGTGTTTAACGAAGAGGAACGTGACAATCCTCACATGCAGGCTCTCATTGACCAGTTCAAGCTGTTCGAGATGCACCTCCCGTTCAATGCCGACGGACCCGACTGTATCGAGGGCGCATACACCATCATCGGCGAGAAGACCGCCCTCCTCGAACCGCCCGTCACCATCTCGTACCGTGAACTCAACGAAGACAACAGGTACAGGATGTAACAGACCAGACCCACCCCCGACCCCTCCCTGAATGGAGGGGAGTGGCTACTCCGTTCGTCAGGGCCCTCCCCCTTGGGGGAGTTGGAGGGGGCTTTAATTATCAATTGTCAATTCTCAATTATCAATTATAGAATGAGTACATTCATTTCCACAACCGACTACGACGCTTCCATCCACAAGGAGATACTTGACGCACTCCTTCGTAAGGACAGCGAATCCTACGATGCCAACATCATCGAGGTATGCGAGGATAGAGCCATAGCAGAAATGCGCTCCTACCTCGACAAGACGTATGACTGCGACACCATCTTCAGTGCCACTGGCGATGACCGTCACGCCCTCATACTCATGTTTGCAATAGACATAGCCGTCTATCACATCTTCTGTCAGCACAATCCGTATAAGATAAGCGCCATCCGCAAGGAACGCTACGAGCGTGCCATCGAGTGGCTCAAGGGCGTAATGAACGGAGATATCACCATCAGCGGTGCTCCGTTGCTCCCAGAGGACACCCTCAGCACTAACAGCCGTTGGCAGATAGAAGCCAACCCTGTGCGCCCTGTATTTCTCTAAAACATCATAACGACAATGAAAAGACTAAAGAACTACAAGGATACACGACGTATCACCCAGACAGGCGTATGTGGCAGCACTACCAGCGGACGCCCTGCCGACATCATCATCCAGCAGCCGGAACTCTTCATGCTCAACATGCAGCAGTACATGCAGGCTGTTGACATGGCTGAGAACTTCGACTATAACCAGCGCTCACAGTTGTACGACATGTACAAGTCTGCCATGCTTGACCTCCACCTCGACGGAGTCATAGACAAGCGTCTCCGTGGTGTCACACGTCTCCGTATAGAGTTCCTGCGTGACGGCAAGCCTGATGATGCAGTCAATGAGCAGATAAAGTCTCCGTGGTTCAAGGAACTGCTCAAAGACCTCGTTATGTCCAAGTTCTGGGGCTTCACCCTCGTGCAGTTCTACAGGAACGAGGACGGTGACATACGTTATGACCTCATTCCTCGTAAGCATTACAACCCTATCACTCACAAGTTGCTCCGCTATCAGAGCGACGTGGACGGTCGTCCGCTGGAGGAGTTCGACAATATGCTCTTCGTGGGTGATGAGCGTAAACTCGGCTGTCTTGCAAGCATCATGCCTGCCATCCTCTACAAGCGTGGAAGCATTGCCGACTGGTATCAGTTCTGCAACATCTTCGGTATGCCTATCCGTGAATATACCTACGATGCAGGAGACGAGGAAGCACGCAAGCGTCTCATCGCTGATGCTCGTCGTCAGGGCAGCAATGCCGTGTATATCCATCCGAAGGGCTCAGACCTCAACTTCATCGAGTCGGGCAACAAGACTGGCTCATCAGACCTCTACTCCGAGTTCACGAAGTACTGGGACAGCGAGATATCCATCCGTGTTCTCGGCAACACCCTCACTACCGATGCCAAGGAAACAGGTACTCAGGCACTCGGTACGGTGCACAAGGAGGAAGAGAACGACATGAACAAGGATGACTGCGACTTCCTCCTCGATACGCTCAACTATGACGTGAAGCCTATCTTTGATGCTCTTGGCTTCAACGTACAGGGTGGTGAGTTCACCATCACGGAGCAGGACAAACAAGACCCTGCACAGCAGCTCATGATAGTGCAAGGTCTGAAGAACATGGGACTCCCACTTGACGACGACTGGCTCTATGAGACATTCAAGGTGCAGAAGCCCGCCGACTACGATAAGAAGAAAGCAGATGCAGAGGCACAGAAGGAAGCACTCCGCCAAGCCCTGACAAATCCAAAAGACCCTGACACTGGTCGTGAGGGCAACAAGCGCAACTCTCCTTCTGCCTCTTCCTCTGTGGATGTAAAGAATCACCTCCGCTCTTTTTTCGGACTCGCCCCTCAGACTACAGGGGCGGACACCGACTTCTGATTGACTCCCTCTACTACGGCACGGATGCCTCATGCTCATGTTGCACCCCTCAGTACCGCCCCCTCACCGCTCAGCCATACTTGACTGTGCCTTCCCTGTCTGAGCCGTCTTTGGCTCAGCCGTCTTTGGCACAGCCATCTTTCGTATCCGTCTCTGGCGTGCGCTTCGACCTTGACGTGCTCGATGCGTTCCGTCGTGCCATATACGACGGCTTTGACTATGTGAGGGACATAGAACCTGCCATGTGGACGGAGATACTCCGCATCATGAACGAGGCAGCCGTGGAGGGCATCAGTGCCAGTCGTACAGGCTACAATCCCCACGATGAGGACTTCTACCGTGCCCTGCGCCACTCCAACGAGGTGTTCTCTACGTTCAAGGTGCACAACTTCCAGCAGGAGATGGCAGCCAAGCTCTTTGACGGCAAGCGCCTCCGCTCCTTCGACGAATGGACAAAGGCCACCATGGGCATCGCCTCTCATCAGGTAGGTTCATGGCTCGAAACGGAGTATAACACAGCCGTCATCCGTGCGCATCAGGCAGCCGACTGGCAGGAGTTCTTCCGTAACAAGGACGTACTGCCTAACCTCAGATGGATGCCTACCACATCGCCCGAACCTGACGACAAGCACAAGCATTATTGGATGTCACGTCTCACGCTTCCTGTTGATGATCCGTTCTGGAACGAACACTATCCTGGGGACCGCTGGAACTGCAAGTGCTCACTCGAAGCTACAGACGACCCTGTACACCGTCCTGCCGACATACCAGAGGACAAGCCACAGCGAGGACTCGACACCAACGCTGGCAAGACTGGTGAGATGTTCTCCCAGTCTCATCCGTACTTCCCGAAGGATTGCGCCCACTGCTTTGCACGTGCTAACAGCCGTGGCACAACGGTAGAAAGCATCAAGAACCGCCTCCTCACGTTCTTCAACGCAGGAGGGAAGAAAGACTGCTTCAACTGTCCGTTCATTGATAATTGTGTGGACAGGCCAGAAGAGAAGAAGAAAATCACGGATGCAAAGTTCGCAAAGGTTAAGGATGTCAAGGATAATAACCTCATGCCTATACAAGGCGACACATCTGTACCTTCTTTGTTGTCTGGTACAATACACCGTTCTGGCAAGTCCCTCAATCGTTTCCTCAAGCACGCTCACCACGACTACGATGTTGATGCTGCCGTGTATGCCTGGAACAACCCTTCTGCGTTGAAGAACCCGAAGGTGTCGGTACTTGGAGAGGGTAAGGATATGACAGACCCTGATGATATCGCCAACATTCAGAAGAAAATTGACCGAAGCGTTTCCGACTATGTTGTTTATGAAATGAAATATGGAGGGCGTGTCTTTCATGTGAAGCTCGAAAGGCTGGTATATAATGTAGAGCAATTCTATGCTATAATGGAGAAATAAAAAAGCCCCCAAAGTGCTGATCCGGGACAGACCTTAATGTCGCACAATGAGGACTCGCTACAAAAGTAAACATTTATACATTCACCACCAAGACTTTAGCCAATTATTTTGCTTATGGACGCAAAAAACTTATCTCAGGCACTCATGAGGTGCAAGGATGACATCATCAAGGAGGTAAACAACAACCTGCCTCGTAAGATTGGCGTGATGGCTGTCAACCACTTCCGTGACAACTTCCGTCGTGGTGGTTTCGTCAATGGCGGACTCCAGCAGTGGCAGAAGACGAGGCGACAGATTGATAACGGCTCTCCGTACTCTCCGCTCACCTCACGACGCAATCACCTCATGTCGTCCACCACGAGCGTGCCCGGCATCGGCATGGTCACCATCCGTAACGATGTGCCGTATGCAGTCATCCATAACGACGGAGGAACTATCGACACTCACCCGACCGTCACGCCACGCCTCCGCAAGTTCGCCTGGTACAAGTTCTATTCCCTCTCTGCCAACCGCTCCGAGGACGCCCCACAGGCAAGCATGTGGAAGGCAATAGCACTGACGAAGAAGCAGACACTGCACGTTCACGGCACCATGCCCCAACGTCAGTTCATAGGTGAGTCCTCCGAACTCTCTGAACGGATAGAGCGTGCAGTACAGGCTTCCATTGAACGTATCCTGAACGGTGCTGTATCATAGGTATCCGTGCCGTTCATCTGCCGTTCATCAGCCGTTCAGCCACCGTTCACGAAGCGTCCGCTTCGCCCCCCAATTATCAATTCTCAATTATCAATTATCAATTAAAAACATGGAACAAGTTTTTAACGCCATCGCCGAAAGGCTACAGGAGAACATCCCCGAACTGTCAGTCATTGATGAGGACTACGGACAGCTTGAGGCTCTCGACAACGACCGTGACATGTATCCTCTCACGTTCCCTGCCGTGCTCATCAATATGCCATCCACCGAGTGGCAGTGCATACAGGGCAACAGTCAGAAGGGTGTAATGACCGTACAGGTCCGACTCATCCTCGACTGTTATGACGACACACACGTCACGTCCGAACCGTCTGCAAAGATAGAGGAGCGCATGCAGATGGTACATTCTCTGCATACGCTCCTCCAAGGCTTCCGTCCTTCTGATGACGGGGAACTCATACGTACATCGTCACGCTTCTATACCGCCAATCACGGCATAAAGGTGTATGAGACCACCTATACGCTCTCCGTCACCGACTTTATCACGGAAACAACGAACCAGCAAAAGCAAGTGACGACTCGCATCTTCGTGAGGGCTTCGCATGATCTCGACCTTCCTGTCGTGCCACCCGATCCTCCTGCTGAGAGCGAGAGCGAGACACCGAGCGAAAACCAGTAAAGAGAGGTTGCTTGATGCGCTTGCCATCCACCTCTGCACCTTCCTGAATCTTCCTGCGGATTATCTGTTCCACACGTCCCTCTGAGAGGAAGAACTCCTCCGTGGCAAGTTTCGTTATGGCATCATCAAAGCGTAGGCGGAGAATCTCCGTCCAATAGTAGTAACGCTCAAAGAGACGCTGGTCTCTGCTCTTTACAAGTTCCTCGCTTCGTGCCATATCGCTTTAGTTTTAAGTTTATGCAAATTTAAACATTATTCCCGAAATTCCCTAACGAATATCCATAATTTTTTAAGTTAGTTAATAGAAGAAGGCTCGTCGTGATGACGAGCCTTCTTTGAATCAAAAAGAAATTATGTTTTTTAGAATTGTTTATTAAAGTTTACTATCTCTCTATTGTTTAATGTCTAATTTTGAATTTTGAATTTTGAATTCTTAATTCTTAATTGTTGTCGCCCGGATGGCCGCCCCCTTCGGGGGTCGGGGGGCTACGCCTCAGTAATCCCCAGTGGCACTGACTCCCACTTGCCGGTCTCCTGGTTCTTCATCTCAGCCCTTATGTACTTGGCAGTGGTCTGAGGTCTGTATGCCTCCTTAATGATGCGTACACCCTCCTTGAAGCGTTCGTTGCCCGACTTGTCGGCTAACTTCTCCAGCTGTAGAACACGGCTTGCTTTCAGCGTGCCCTTCTTGTCCTTTGCGAGGAGACTGAGAACTGCCTCTACGAGAGCCTCTGACTCGGAGTCCT